TTACCGGGGTATCTGACGGCTCTGCTCGTTCCCCCAAACAGCTTTGGCCGGAATACCGACAACATGAACGTCAATACGTATACGCAATCACGTTAACTCTCTGATAACTCCTATACGATATTCCGTCACCGCCGCCGCATATAGTTGCACGTTATAGCGTGCATCAAGAGCCCCCCCCCAGGGAGTAGAAAGTTGCATGAAAAAAGTTGTGCAATTAGCCGATTGAAATATCTTGTGTTTGTCTGTATAGTATTAAACAGAAACAGACAAACACACGCAACGGAGAGGAGCGAGAGAATGACAGTAAATGAAGTATTACAGCTGTCCGCGGCTGGCTTTAGTAAAGCTGAGATTTTGGCAATGAGCAAGGCAGACAGCGGATCAACCGAACAGAAAAGAGAGGGCGCTACACCCGAAGAGAAAAAGGACGTAGCAACGACCGATTTTGCAAAGGCATTTGAAGAGTTGAGCAATAGATTGGAAGCCTTGATACAGAAAGAGGAACCGAAGAAAGAGGAACCGAAGAAAGAGGAACCGAAGAAAGACAACACAGATGTACTTGCACTTTTACAGTCAATGAATATGGCTGGACAGCGTTATGATCTGCCGCCGCAGTATAACCCCGAGGAAGCATTAGCTGGGGCATTGGATGCTGTGATGAACGGAGCAAAGAAAGGAGATAGTAAATAATGTCAAACAGTTTAACCCCGCGTGACGCTCACGCGCTTATGGAATCGGTTGTAAAACAGGCAACCGGTGAGGAAATCAGTATTCTTGATACCAGCACTTTTACCGCGGTAGGTGAAAAGCTTTTGCGTACTGGCGCAGAGAATACGCTGAACGCAATCAGTACAGTACTTGCTAGAACGATCTTTAGCGTACGCCCCTACAAGTCACGTTTTGCAAGTCTCGAAGTATCACCGGAGCGTTGGGGTGCACAGATCAGAAAGATTATTACTCTGTACGTAGAGAGTGAAGCATCTACCGATTACAATACTGATACCACGCCCACCCAGTTGGCAGACGGTAATAGTGTGGATATGTACAAGGTCAAGGCTCCCAAGGCGGTACAGCTTAACTTCTACGGCACACAGAAATTACAGAAGCATATTACCATTTTCCGTGATCAGTTGGCGCTGGCGTTTCGTGACGAGACGGAATTTAACCGCTTTATTATGGCGGTCATGGTGCAGTTTAGCAATGAAATTGAACTGCTGAACGAAGCAAAGAGCCGTGCAACATTGCTGAACTTTATGGCTGGTATTTCCAGCATGGGGCTCACTGAGGTTGATCTGACCAAGGAGTTTAACACAGAGAACGGCACTACTTACACCCGTGAAGAGTTGCTGTCTGCGGCACACCTTGAAGATTTTATGAAGTTTACTGCGTCTACGATCAAGATTTATTCCAGCCGGTTGGTGGATATGTCGGAACTCAACCACGCGCAGATTACCGGTCAAGCAAAGATTCTGCGGCATACACCCAAGGGTAAACAAAAGATGTTTATGTATGAGCCGGTATTCATTAAGACGCAGGCAACCGTATATAGTAGCATTTTTAACCCAGAGTATCTCGATATTGGCTCTTTTGAGGGGGTCAACTACTGGCAGTCACAGACAAACCCCACGGAGATCAAGGTGACACCAAACATCCTTGATGTTGCTACCGGTAACAGCAAGACTGCGGAGACAACTATTGATCTGCCTTACGTGCTGGGTCTGCTGACGGATGAAGAAGCAGTTGGAATTATGCCCCAGTTTGATTATTCCAGCACCACGCCCTTTAACTCTGCCGGCGGCTATTACAACAACTTTATGCACTGGCGTTTTAACTCATTCAATGACTTTACCGAGAATGCGGTGCTTTTTGTTATGGGTGCTGGTGGTCCCGCTGATAAGCCGTAAGGGGGTATAACATGGGAGTAAACGATATTGTAACGATTATTAGCACCGTCGGCTTTCCGATTGCCGCTTGTGTGGCTCTCTTTTGGCAGATCGATGAAATGCGAAAGAGCCACAAGGAAGAAATGGACGGCGTAAAAGAAGCACTCAACAACAACACACTTGTTGTACAGAAACTTGTCGACAAGTTATCAGACATCACAGGAAGAGAGGAATAAGTACATGAAAACATCCCAGAGGGGCATTGACTTAATAAAACAACTTGAGGGGTTACGCTTGACAGCGTACAAGTGCCCAGCTGGGGTGTATACTATCGGCTACGGGCATACGCGCGGAGTTAAGCGCGGAATGAAAATAACAGAGGAAGAAGCAAGCGCGTATCTTAGCGCTGATTTACGCAACAGCGAAAAGGCAGTAGAACGCTATGACGGTATCTACCATTGGAATCAGAACGAGTATGACGCGCTTGTGTCTTTTACATTTAACTGCGGAGCCACTAACTTACGATCTCTCTTACGTAACGGACGGCGTAACCGCTCGCAGATTGCCGCAACATTGCCCTTGTATCGCAAGGCTGGTGGCAAAGTACTTAAAGGATTGGAACGCCGCAGAGCCGCAGAAAAAGCTTTATTTTTAGAGGGATGATCTTATGGAGATAAAGTTATACAAAACAACTTCACCGAGAAAAAAACTGGTGAAAGAATTATCGGACGGAATCACACTGACGGGGACATTGCGAGGGCAAGCATCTGTAATGTCCCCGTCTTTACAGATACAAGATATTGCAGTATTCGGATATAACTACTGTTATATTCCCGACTTTGGACGATACTATTATATCAACGATATAAACGCTCTGCGCGCTAACTTGTTTGAGTTGTCTTTAGGGATTGATGTATTAATGACTTATGCATCAGAGATAAGAGAAAACTATGCCATAGTTGACAAGGTAGAAAACTTTGGGGCGGCTTTTAACTACATTAATGATGGTAGCTGGATCAACACTAATAGAACCGATCAAAGTATTATTAATTTTGCAAATGGTTTTAATGATAACGGAGAGTTTATCTTAATTACAGCTGGAGGAATGGAGTAATGGCACAGTATAGATGGTATGATGTATTAAGTGAGATCACCAAGGCAGAGCGAAAATACAACATCAGAAACCCAAATTGGGATAATGGTTTTCCCGGTGTATTCCGCGACTATGGTTTTGCCCCGGTAGATAGTAAAGGTGATTGGTGGACTAGGATTCCCGATGCACCAGAATTACCTATTATCTATGGTGTCCCTACGACTACATCTTACACAGTACCTACCGGAATAGGAACTACAACTACTACGGGTTTAATAGATACAGTAAATGTTATAGGTGATGCAACTTTTGAAGAGATTCCCACAGGGGGAACAGCGGCTACCGTAACTACAGCCGGTGTAGCTACAAGCGTATCTAGTGCCGTAGGAACTGCCGCGGTAGGATCGGCTATAGGGTTTGGTATTGGTGTCGGTTGGTTCGAAGCGCAACCGGAGTTTTGGACTAAAGTTAGCAACACTGTTTTTGGCACCGATCTTAACCCCGATGAGATCGGGCAAATGGCAAGAGATACTAACGCTCTTGTGGTAATAAAAGACGGTATCGTGTACATGGCGGAGGATATGGTTAATGCTATCCGCAATGCGTTTTTTGATAATGGCGCCGCTGACGAATCAATCAGCGTACCAGAACCCACAGAAAATACGATAGAAATAAATTCATACGGGGGATCTATTATAACTTTAGACGAGATTGAAAGTTTCCTCAGTGCCCAATGGAGAAGTGAAACCGATAGAGAAAAAGTAATTGACTTTTTAAATGGTAGCATATTATATACCGAGGTTACTTATAGATATGTCAACGATGCTCCAGTTGGTATACAAGTGGGAAAATACACAAGTGCGGAATTGTCTACGCCTTTTACGGCAACATTTGTTAGAGCCGACCCAGCAAATACTATAAGAGGGTTTTTATATAGTGCGGAGCAAAGGCAGAATAAATTTTCCGGGGCGAGCCTTGATATTGCTTTAAACGTTAACGGTCTAATCGTTGCGGCTGTAACTAACCATTTTACCGGTACTTATGTTAATTATCGCTATGGCGATGTTACATACATGTTTAATACCGCTACCAAAGAAAAACGTCATTATATATCAAGTTTCAACGCCGTGAAAAAATCAGCAGTTGACGGTGTAACGCCCACAGGAGAACAAGGTACAAAGGATCAGCCCATAGCAACACTATTTCCCGACTGGATAAGTAGAGGTATAGAAACGATTGCTGGTGACGGATTAACCAAAGTTAAGTGGTTGCCCGTATCATTGCCGTCAAATAAACCTTTGGTGGACGGTATCCCTTTTAATACCACCGAAGCACAGCAAGGCACATTACCCGATAACTACACAGAGACGGCAAACCAGTTGGGCGAACAGGCACAAGAGCAGACAAAAACTGCACCGTCCTATCCTACGCCACCTATAACGCCCGTACCGGATGTTACACCCACACCAGAACCCCCGTTAATCTCTGGCGGCGGAGGAAGTAGCACGGGACTTGCTAACCTTTACAATCCTACATTAGCGCAAGTCAAAGAGTTCAGCCGCTGGCTATGGGGTTCGGACGGTCTTAACCTTGACCAGCTTAAAAAGCTACTGCAAGACCCTATGCAAGCTATCATTGGTCTGCACGTAATGTATGCAACCCCTACAACGGGGGCAAACAGGGACATACAAGTCGGATATATCAATAGTGGTGTATCAAGCAAGATCGTTACAGAGCAGTACACAGAGATTGATTGCGGTACGGTTACGATCAATGAGTATTTTGGGGATGCCCGGGACTACTCGCCGTTTACACAGGTGTATTGCTACTTGCCATTTATCGGCATTGTAGAGTTAAACGCTGATGATGTAGTCAACAGCACACTGGGGATCAAATACAAGATTGATGTACTCACGGGCTGTTGCCTTGCTCAATTAACCGTCAAAAAGTATGGACTGGATGCAGTGCTCTATACCTACACTGGTAACTGTGCAGTACAAATGCCGATCACCAGCGGAAACTACTTAAGTACAGTCTCGTCGTTACTGGGAGCAGTAGTGAGCGGAGCCGCCGCAGTAGCAACAGGTGGCGCGCTTGCACCAGTAGCCATAGGAGCGGCGGCAAACGCTTTAGGTGGTGGAGCAAGAGCAAGCGTAGCAATGTCGGGTTCTCTTGGTAGTAATGCCGGGGCAATGGGTATCCGTAAGCCGTATCTTATTATTAAGAGGGTCGAATCTGCCGATGCTAACGGATATAATGAGTTTTACGGATACCCAACAAACAAGCGTGTCAATTTGTCACAGTTAACAGGCTATGTACGGGTCAAGGATATTAATTTATCTGGCACAAACGCTACAGAGGACGAGCAAAACGAGATCGTTACATTATTAAAAGAGGGAGTGATATTATAAATGAACATGCCTATAACCTACGAGCAAAACAGTATGTCGCAGTACTGGGTGCAACAACCCGGTACTGTAGAGGGGCAGAATACCAGTGCAACCCTTTACGAAAAGCGTTATCTTTATCAGCTGATATTTAGTCGCTTTAAATTCGGACTGCCGAAAGACTGGAACTTAAATTTTTTCCGGTTTTGGCTTTTTAGCTGGGGATCAATCGCGGTTATGTATACTAGGGAGTATGGTTGGATCTGTGCCCCGTATAGCGTGTCACAGATCAATATGTACTGGAACCCGAAAGAGATTGTCATTACTAACAGCTATCTAACCAACCCCAAGTATGGAGTAATCGGAGTAAACAGCGGTATCATTAAACTATTTGACGACTACGGAGGACTGGATGATCTTGTAAGACACTATGCTGTTAAGCTTGCTCAGATTGATCGGTGCATAGACGTTAATCTGATGAACGCCAACGTAACAAAGTATTTTGAAGCACGAAACAAAAAGCACGCACAGGAGATAAGAGACTTATATGCACAGAGTACACAGGGAGAGCCGCTTGTAGTTGCAAACGAGAGTGTTACAAAGGGGAAGCAGATCGACACTCTGTACAAGGATATTAAAACAACCTATATTGTAAATGATCTTTTACAGAGCAAGCGTACGATCATTAACGAGTTTTTAACCAAGATCGGCATTGCTAACGCCAATTATGACAAGCGCGAGCGGTTGAATACTGACGAGGTAAACCAGAACGACGAAGAGACAAAAGCAATGATAAATGTGATCTATGATAACATCAAAGAGGGCATTGCAGAGATAAACGCAATTAGCGGTCTGGGAATCACCGTAGAATTGACGGAGAGGGGGGATAGTAATGATACAGCCACGGATGACACTGTACGGAATGTATCAGTATGATCCTACGTTATTTGACGGAGTGATCTTGCCAGACGGTATGGATAAAACGATTATGGTAAATCAGATCATCAGACAGAGCGGCGATTTATTCCCATACTACCAAGTACCGCCAGAGGTCAAGACCGCTATCACAGAATGGTTTACACGCCGTAAAGACAACTTTGCAAAGCTGTGGCAAGGGTTTACAGCGGAGTACAACCCTATTGAAAACTATGATAGGCATGAGGACAGCACAGAAACGCCGGATATTACTCACACGCTGTCAAACAGCGGAGAGGACGCAAGCACCAACGAAGCCGACGTACAAGGATATAACGGAACAGACTATACACCCAACAGCCGCACTAAATCGAGCGGAACCAGCAGTACAAACGGTACAGACAAGGAGAGCGGAACAAGGACATTTACCAGCCGCATACATGGTAACATCGGCGTGACCACAAGTGCGCAGATGCTAGAGGGCGAGTTAGAGTTACGCCGGAACTTTGATATTTATGCACTAATCGCCGCGGAGTTTGAGACTGACAACTTGATACAAGTATATTAAAGGGGGTGAGAGTATGCCATATACAAACGGTAGTTGTTTAGGCGGGTACGAGTACCCATACAATAACAGTACACAGCCTAACCTTGACTGGATGCTTGCGAAGATTAAGGAGTTAGAGGGTAAAGTAGTAAACCTCGAGCAGAGAGTGACAGCGCTGGAAAGCAAATAAGGTAAAGTAAAAGAGAGTAGATTTCCGTCTACTCTCTTTTTTGTAGGGACATATGACCGTCCAAGTCACGCTCTACCGCTTCCGGCGGCTGGACTATGAGCAATCCCCATAAGCATATTATAGTAGTAATATTGCACAAATGCAAGCAGTTTTTTTACATGTAAATTTGTGTAATATTACGGCTTGCATTTACATGGAAATTTGCTATAATAAGATCATAAGGAACAAGGAAACAACACAGTAAAGGAGAATAAAACATGGTTATTATAAAAACTGATGAATGCGCACACAGCTTAAAGCCTGAGTTTATACGAAGAGTAGTTGTTGAGGGCTGGGTTAGAACCAGAAACGGTTACGTGTACAAGCGGCATGAATACGGCAACACGGGAAACTACTTTATCACAAGGAAAGAGCCGTTAACAAATGAGGTAAAGACTATTGCAAAAGTGGAGGTAATAAAATGAATGTATTAGTAGCTTGTGAAGAGAGCCAGGCAGTATGTACAGAGTTAAGAAAAAAAGGGCACAACGCTTATTCATGTGACTTATTAGAGTGTAGCGGAGGACACCCGGAATGGCATATAAAAGGTGATGTGCTACCACTGCTTAACGGCGTTTGTACCTTTAAAACAATGGACGGACAGTTACACAGCGTAAGTAGTCACTGGGATATGATTATTGCATTTCCGCCTTGTACCGATCTTGCAGTTAGCGGCGCTAGACATTTTGAAAAAAAGAGGGCTGACGGAAGACAACGGGCATCAATTAAATTTTTTGCGGCGTTTCTCTCTGCAAGGTGCGCTAAAATAGCGGTAGAAAACCCGGTGGGAATTATAAGTGGGGAATATGTACGAGAATATTTTCCAGATCTTGCAAAAGAATATGGTCTACCTAGAAAACCGGATCAAATTATACAACCGTATTTTTTCGGCGATCCTCACAGAAAAACTACTTGCCTTTGGCTTAAGAATTTACCACCTCTGGTATCTACAAATGTGGTAGAACCTACACTGGTGAAATATACGTGCAAAGACGGTAGACAGGTGACTTTCGATTCGTCCTATATGGCAAGCGCTAAAAAGGGAGAACGAGGAAAGCAACGAAGTAAAACATTCCCAGGGGTAGCGAAAGCAATGGCAGAACAATGGGGGTAGTAAAATGAAAGAAGATAGATACGTTTACTATAATTGTGTGAGTGGGAACTGTCCACTACTGGTTGAAGAGACTTTATACGGCGCACAGGTTAGCACTTGTAAAGAATACTGCGGAGAAAAATAATTACAATAGTTGTAATGATTGCTATTTCTGCGGATCAGATATGTGCAATGATTGTATACATAAGGAGATTTTAGGATGATGTTAATGCGTGAAGTATTACAAATGAAACTAGACGAATTATACCAACAGCACGGGGAACTTTTGGAAATGTTCAAAACCGACAAATGCAGTGTAGATTACTTAAGAGAACAAGGAGCCAAGATTTTGGGCGAAGCGCGTGGAATTGCTTATGCTATGGGCGCGGATGTGGAATCTGACATGGGTTTAGAAAAATAGGCTAACAGCCGTCAAGCGGCGCGGGGAGTATGCAATGGCTCCCTAGCCACTCGCCAAAGGGCGAAGAAAGAGGTAGAAAAATGAAAATCACAAAAACTATCAACACAGCAACCGTAGTAATGGCAACCGTAGAAGTAAAGGACGGAAAAGCAGAAGCGAAGAATATTACTGCAACTATTCTGTCTTGTGATCCTTTATCCGATGCCAAGATTGCCAAGGAAGTGCGCCGTATTGACCCGAAAGCAGTTGTCGTATCAGTAGACCAGCACTCTAACAAGTATTCCATTGATATTAACGATTTTGTAAAGCTGGCGCACGTAGAGCAGTAGAACCCCCTCATGGTCTGAAAGGTGGTGAGAATATGTCGAGACCATGGGGAAAACTTCCCGACTTACGAAGAGAGTACGACGATGCAAAGGCAAAGGAGATATTGGAATCGTGTGGACTTAAGTACAGCCATAGTGCCGCAGAATCGCGCTACATTTCTAAGCGTATCGGCTATGGAATCTGCGAGTTGTATTCCGGTCACTATGGTACGGGAGTTATCGTCCACAGGGCGAACAACAAAGAGATCAATGCTACTCACGGAATTATAGAATACTGGCTGGAAGAGGGTGATTAAATGGCTAGGAGAGATCAAGCGCTGACAGCGGATGTATACGGCAATCAGTACAGCACAGCGCAGTTGCAAGAGATACGGCGCAAGCTGGCAAAGAGGGCAAACAACTCGTTACGTGATCTGGCTAGGAACTCATCCCCGATCACAGGGGAAGTTTATAACAGTTACGGTGCGGCGGTAGATGCTCTGGACTACTTAAAAGCAAGAAATCGGCGTTACTTTTCGGAATCACTCACGCTGACCGAAAACCGCACTGTATTAAAAGCAGAGATACAGCGACTGCAATATTTCTTAACTCGTCCAAGTCATACAGTTAAAGGGCAGAGAGAAATTGAGCAGAAAAGAATAGAGACGTTTGAGAAAAAAGGTATACATTTTGCTAGTGGCAAGGAGTTTTATCAGTTTTTAAACAGTGGCACGTTTCAGAGTTTACGCAAGTTGCAATACTCTTCCGAGCAACTCATAGAGGACTACGAGAGAGCGAGAGAACAAGGCATGACGAATGACCAAGTAATGGAAAAGTTAAGCAATGCCCTCGATGCTTTCAGAAAAGGTGAGAAAGTAACGCAGAAAAACCTGTGGGAACATCTTGATATATCACCTTTTGACAACTCTGCAAATGGCTAGGCTGGTAACAGTTCCAAGGCTAGACGGTGGTAACGATACAGTAACCGTGTACGGCGTGGAAGACTTCCCGTATGACAGACTTGATACCAAGGCTATGAAGTGCAACAACAAACGCAAGTGCGCGGAATATCTGCAAACGTTTGGGGTCTACGACATTGAAACAACAACAATCTATAAAGGTAAAGCCCCAGATTGGGTTGTAGCACCGTGGGCGTTTATGTATCACTGGCAAATGGATGTTGGCGGGTATTTGATCGTAGGACGAACGTGGGATGAATGGCTGGAATTTTTTGACAGGCTGGAAGAAGTGTTGCAATTTAATAGTAACAAACAGCTTGTTATATATGTTCATAACCTCGGATACGAGTTCCAGTTTATGCGGGACTTCCTTGAATGTTATTTTGGTGGTTTTACTGTATTTGCAAGTAAAGCAAGACAACCGATCACCGTACAGACAGGACGAGGGATACAGTTTAGATGCAGTTACAAGCTAACTAATATGTCGTTAGAGAAAGCGGTGAAAAATGAAATGGGAGTAATACACACTAAAGCGGTTGGTGATCTTGATTATAAAAAGATACGTACACCAAAGACACGGCTGACGGATATTGAGATAGGTTATTGTGTAGCTGATGTTATCAGCTTATATGAGTTGATAGACCGCAAATTAATCAACGAGCATGACAACCTAGAAACAATACCCATGACTTCTACAGGATATGTGCGCAGAATGTGCAGAAAAGCATGCCGAAAAGACGGGCGTTATAGACAGTTGTTTAAGCAGACGGAAATGAACCCGTATATCTATACGTTGCTCAAAGAAGCTGGACGTGGCGGTAATACTCACGCCAACAGGTACATGAGTGGTAGAGTGTGGCACAATGCAGATAGTTTCGATGTACAGAGCAGTTACCCTTTTTGCTTATGTGCATTTAAGTTTCCGATCAACAAATTTACCCCATACGGTGACGTGGAAACGCTGGAAGAACTTGACGGACTACTCAATAAATACGCTTGTCTGTTTCGGGTAGTCATAAAAAACCCAGCAGTAAAAGAATCTGTAACAATGCCGTACATACCGCTCAGTAAATGCTCTCAACACGGCGGTAGTTTAAAACTAGATAATGGTCGCGTGTTATCTTGCGAATGGATACAAATGACTGTCACAGATATTGACTGGGAGATTATCAAAAAACAGTATACGTGGGATAGTTTTGCAGTAACTGATATGTGTACGGCTAAATATGACTATCTACCGGATTGCTTAACCGACTGCATACGCGAGGTATACAAGGATAAATGCCGACTTAAATATGAGATCGAGCAAGCAGAAGAAGCTGGCGAGGATGCTGGGGACAAGCCGTATCTCTACGCAAAGACCAAAAATCGTCTAAACGGTATTTTTGGGATGATGTACACCGATCCAGTAAAAGAAGAGAACACGCTAAACGAGAACGGCGAATGGATAGTGAACACACCAGACACGGCAGAAGCGCTAGAAAGATTTTACCAGAGCAGAAATAGTTTTCTCTACTACGCTTGGGGCGTTTTTTGCACAGCTCTGGCGAGAAAGCATTTACAAGATTTACTAGAGTTAACAGGAGAAGGCACCTTATACTGCGATACCGATTCCTCAAAGGCAGTCGGAGCGGATATTGAAGCCATAGAAAAAGTGAATAGAGAGATAGCAGACCTAGCGCGTAAGCGTGGTGCATTTGCATCGGTCGGCGGTAAAGATTATTTTATGGGTGTATACGAACATGAAAACAAATATCCTATTAAAGAATTTAAGACGTTGGGGGCTAAAAAATATGCTTATGTTGACCAAAAAGGACTGCATTGCACAGTATCAGGAGTGTCAAAAAAGCTGGGAGCCAAAGAATTGAAGAGTATAGATAACTTTCGAATAGGGTTTGTATTTCGTGATGCTGGTGGCATGGAGTTATATTATAATGACAACGTTGGCATACACCAAGAAACTGTAAACGGCTGTACATTTATGACAGCTAGCAACGTAGCAATGATTGACGGAACTTACACTATAGGCATAACTGATGAATATGCCGAACTGATCAATCTAAACAATTACGAGATTATAGGAGATTAAAAAATGAAAAAACCCGAGAACGCAAACGCAAACAAAAGCAACATTGAAGAACTCAAGATTGACAGCTATTGTGTTAAAAGAGCCATTACCATAGGAAAGAACGCGAGCATACTTGCAGACGTAGAGATCAATGGTATCACAATTTACGGAATGAGAGTAGTTGAGGGTAAAAACGGAGATTTCTTAAGTTTTCCCCAGAACAAGGGAAAAGACGGAAAGTATTACTCTATCTGCTGGGCTAAACTGTCGGAGAAAGACCAAGCAGACATTCTGAAAGCTATTGAAGATAAGTTGAACGGATGAAAGCCCGATGAAATACCAAGCGGCAAAACGTTTAATTACAGTGATGGCTGGATGACAATTCCCGAGGGAATAGAAGAGGAACTACCATTTTATTAGAAAGGAGTAGGGCGGCATAACTGCCGCCCGTACTTTGAAATATGAGTAAAAACGAACGTATATTATTAGATTTTGCGTATAATTTACGCAATAACAAACCAATCGAATACGAGACAGAGAATCTTATAGAAGCACTTGAATCTGGTGCACAAGCAATAAACGCAGTATGCTCCGCTCAAGAAGCGGCGAAACAAATATCTGAGATATTTATAGACAAAAGATTCTATAAAAAGGAGTTCCAACATGAATAAACTATATCTTAATATATGGGACTACAAAGACGATACATTCCCTTTTCAGATATTCACCGGGGCACGTGGCACTGGTAAAACCTATAGTGCATTATGTGGTGCTATCGGAATCAAAGAGTTTAACAACAATTGCGGAGAGAAATTTATACTTATGCGACGGACACAGGACGAACTGGAAAGCCTGTCGGACGGTAAAACCGGAGAGGGTGCAAACCCTTTTAAGCCGATCAATAAAGCTTACAACCGTAACATCGGACTTGTACCGATTAAGAAAAAGATACACGGAATCTATAACCGAGTAAAGGAAAAGGACGGGACAGATTCCCCTAGTGGTGCCCCAATCGGATACGGAATAGCGTTAAGTACAATAGGTACGGTACGTGGCGTTGATATGCAAGACTGTTCCGACTGTATCTATGACGAGTTTATCCCGGAAAGCCATGTACGGTCTATGCGTGACGAGTTCAGTGCATTTGCTAACGCTTATGAGACAATCAACCGTAACAGGGAACTTGCGGGACTACCGGCACTGCGTATGTGGTTATTATCTAACGCCAACAGGATAGACAACGATATATTCGCCGGACTGGGGATCATATCCGACGTAGAAAAGATGCTAAAAGCTAACAAACATCACAAGTATTACAAAGATAGAGGACTTGCGGTTCATATTATGCCACCCAGCGCAGATTTCATAGAAGAGAAAAGCAAAACGGCACTGTACAAGCTAACCAAGGGTACACGGTTCTATGATATGGCGTTAAATAATGAGTTTGCGTATGATGATTTTTCCTATGTCGGCTATGTTAATATTGCTGGCTATCGACCACTTTGTTCTATTGATAACGCATACATTTATATACGCAAAAATTCACATGAATATTATGTTACTTATTCCCCTTGCAAATGTCCTCACTATGATAGCAGTATAAAAAGCGACATATTGGCATTTCAACGTGACTACGGGGTAATACTGCATGATCCTTTTGTGTACGGTTGTATCAAGTTCGAGAGTTATGCACTCAAATCTATGTTGATTGATCTTATCTTATAGCACCCTTTACAGGGTGCTTTTCTTTTCCTAAAAATTCAACTTAATTCATGCAACTTTCTACTCCCTGGGGGGGGGCTCTTGATGCACGCTATAACGTGCAACTATATGCGGCGGCGGTGACGGAATATCGTATAGGAGTTATCAGAGAGTTAACGTGATTGCGTATACGTATTGACGTTCATGTTGTCGGTATTCCGGCCAAAGCTGTTTGGGGGAACGAGCAGAGCCGTCAGATACCCCGGTAA